TTGTGTATTCAGCCCAAAGAAGCCTGGAGCTGAGATGCTATAGGTCGTAATTGGTTTGCTCATATCGACACAAACTCCTGATTCTCAGGATAACGAGTTCCTTCCAAAGCAATATAGTCAGCCAACATTGCTCTGTACAACATGAATGCTTCAGATGAATTTAAGCCACCATCTTCACCACGCTCAACTAAAGCACGAGAATAGGCATTTTGGACAACCAAAACATCAGGAACAAGGACAATAGTCTGATCTGATGTCAATGTGGCTTGTGGTACTGTCAAGCTAAATGGAATGGAATAAACACCATCTGGACGAGGATAAAGCGTTACTTTGGTGTCGTAACTAGCATTTACACCATCAAAGGCAAATTCATAGGGAATACCAGTTACAACTGTAGAGAAGTTCTGTTTGCGGTTCATGTCCACAAAAGAGATATTCTTCATGCCAATGTTGCTAGTTGCATTGATGACATCAAGAACTTGGAACTTTTGTCCCGCACCAGTTAAAGCATATGAGTATGTTCCACTAGCAGTAGTGATAGTGATTGTCTGACCCAAGATATTCCAAGAGAAAGAGTCTTCAATCTGACGCTTTGCATCATTGACAAATTTGCCAATCAATGTGGAATAGTCTGTTGCAGTAACAGTTGCAACAGGAGGTTCACGAAGACGAATTAAAACATCGTTTACAAGTTCAAGATAGGTCATGCTCTTGTTAATCCTTCTTCTTCAAATGTGGCAATAAAACTAAATGAACTTGCAGATTGCGTTGTAATTTTTAGTTTGTCGCCTTCTTCTAAAACAATGTAGGCATTGCCATCAAACTGCAAATAGGCTTTTGATGTGAAATCGTATGCAGTCAAAATATCAATGGTTGTATTTGCACTTGCATCAAACCATTGAACAGTAATGTGCTTAGTCGATCCACCAGTATTGTGGATATACATTACCGTGAATTTGGCGTAGTAACCCGTTGGACAGGTATAGACTGTCGTATCTACTGCCGCTGCGGGACTAACTCCAACTGATAATGCTCTCATTTTGCTTTCGCTTTGTTCCTTGCGGATATAGCTTTAGCTTTTGCCTTTGCGTCAGCCTTGGAATTAGCACCCCAAGCCTTTAGCGAAAGAAGCAGTCTCGTTGGTTCACCATTCTTGTACTCAGGGCCATCATTACCACCCATACGAGCCAAGAAACTTGCTCTGCGAGGGTTATCCCCCGACTTTACTGGAGGCTTTAAATTGCCACCAGTTTCTGCATTATACGATGCCCTTCCTTTGGCATTCAACCCCCCTTTGGGATTTTTTCCTTCTTTTGTTTGCCAAGTAGGACTTTTCATATTTACCTCATCTAAATTTTGCCGTTTTCTTTGCAATCGACTTAGGTTGCTTTACAAACTGTTTACCAGCCTTTGTGCCTTCACGCTTGGCCTTTGTGGTAGCCGCATACTCTTTTGCAGACAGAGACTTGATAGCCGCCTCTGGCAGATACCTCTCACCCGTCTGGGATGATGGTTTACCAGACTTGGTTCTCCAATTCTGCTTAGACCAATCTTTGAGGGACTGTTGAGGATTCTTCATGTTTTGTACCCACCGCCCTTGGCTTTGTATTCTTTCGCAAGAAGTTGTGCTTTTCGGGCAGACCATTCGTTAGGATCACCACCTGAGCTACCCGCCTTGATCTTCTCAAACAGGGCTTTTCGCATGGTAGGCTTGGTGTAAACCTTTGCTTGATTGACCTTGGATTTAGGTTTCATTTCTTTTTAGCCTTACCCGCCTCAGACAAAGCAATAGCCAGAGCCTGTTTTGGGTTAGTGACGACCTTTTTATTGGTAGTCAGCTTACCCTTGCCAAACTCAGTCATCACCTTGCTGATCTTCTTTTGGGCTTTGGTCTTCATTACTTGCTCCGACCTGATTTCTTCATCATGTTGGTAGCAGTACGAGCACCACGAACAGGCATAGCACGATTCTTTGGCTTACCAACAGCAATCATAATTGCCACTGGCATACCTTTTGATGCCTCTTTTTTAGGCACTTTAGTGGTTTGTTTCTTTTCTTTACCGTACATCATGATTTTTCCTTTTTAATAGGCCCGCCAGCTTTCCACGCATCACAAGTACGGGCGGCAGCACATGTGAATTGAAATAAGTCGCAATAGCCGAGATCAGCGGCTTTAATGAAATCTTCGTCATAGGACAACTCTTCCTTTCCCTCATCCTTTTCTAGCCCACTAAGGATGCACTCCATCATCTTAGGAGTTTGGATAAAAGCCGCACAATTACCGCAGAGCATACTCTTGATGTCTTTAGTGGGAGCGTTATACATCTTGGCTTTCTTTAGCCAAAACAATTCATTTGGTTCGTCTGGATTGGGCGGGCCATAACCAAACTTCTTGAAAGCATTATTTCTGTTTTTCAGGTTAATCTGAATGTCCTGAGTGGCTACAGGACAAATAACACCAGATAGTAAGCTCATCGCATTACCTTAGTTGCAACAAACGAAATGAAGCCGCCTATTACAGAAGCAATAGCCATTCCAACGAAAAAACCGCCTTTAGACTTGTTTGCCATCTCTAAAAGCGTTTTAATGTCTTGGCGAAGTGCTTGAACTTCAGCCTGTAGAGCCTCAACTTGGGCTTCTAGTTTGCCAAATTCTCTTGGGTCAATCTCAGACATTTGCTACTTTCTTTGGTCTACCTAGTTTCTTGACAGGAATAGGTTGAGCCGTAGGCTCTACAGGAGGCTTCTTATCCTCAATACGGACATACCCCGAATGACCTCTCATGCTATCAATATCATGTTGATAGGTGAAAGTTATTTCAGTACCCGACTGTAAACATCTAAAAGTAGCCATAAAAACTCCAAAAAAAGGGGGGTATTAGCCCCCTTTAATTACACTACTGCACGAGCAACAATAAGTTGCAATGTAGTAGATGCCAAGTCCACAGAACCTGCTGTTGGATTGTAAGTCACGATAGTCACAGTGTTAGCGGCTGAAACATAGGCTCTACGAACCAAACCTGCTTCATCAACGCCAATTGCCATACCGATAACCATATCACCCAAAGCAACGCCTGGAACTGTAACTGTATCTGTAGCGGTAGATACGGTAGCTACTGATGCGCTATTGAGAGTACAGGAAACGTCCCAAGTGTCTGTAAATAGACCACGGAACTGATCGTTGCCTCTGCGTGAGGTAACTGCTGTTGCTGCTGCCATAATAAATCTCCTTAAATTAAAAAATCCCCCCACCAATTAAGGCGAGGGGAAAAGGCAACTATTAGGCTGGAACTGCTAACGCAAATGCGCTAGAAGACAAAGCTGCACCAGTTGTAGCGGCTGCACGAAGTGCTTTCACGCCATACAAAGTATCAGATGTAAACAAAGTAGCCAAGTAATCTTGCTTGTACTGAGTTTGTGAACGGATACCAATTTGCTCAACCAGAACCATACAGTCCTTGTGACCCATCAAGCAGATACGATCGGTTGCAGAGTTACCAGCACCAGTATCAGCATTGCTAGATGTGAACACGGGGATACCATACAGATTACCGATTTCACCAGTACGGATTGCATTGCCATTACCCACAAAAGCCTGTTCTGTGTAACGGGAAAGACCCATCAACGTATTGCGGCTTGAAGGAGGAATGATAAAGAAACGACCATCCATAGGAGTATCGTTGTCATCCAAACGCTGAATGGTTCTACGGATAGCGGCATCTGTCAAAGCGGAAGCATTGGAAGATGTGCTGTTGTAAGCAGTAGTACCATCACCGCCAATAAAGGCTTTGGTGGATGTATTGCTTGTGGCGTAGTCGTTAGTACCGACAGTAGCACCATTGAATGCACGACCCAATTGGATCAAGCTAGTGTCTACTTGCTTGGCAAGCGCGTAGCCCGCATCAGCAGTGTAGAACTGGCGCAAGCTGTTCAGGGCTTGTGCTTCAACGATGTCCTCAATGAAACGTGAATATTCAAAGTGTTGGTTAATAGACACTTGAATTTCTGTCTCAGTATCGGCAATCAGTGTAACGGCAGTAGATGCCGCTTTTGCTGAAGCAGAACCACGGGTAGGTGCGGGAATGTGAACCACATCGCCCTTTTTACCCTTGAAGTTCATTTTCATTACGATGTTTGCCAAAACAAGATTTTTCTTGTAAGAGGCAATGATTTCATCACTCCAGATTTCTGGAATGAACGTTGCTGCGGTGGTTACTGTAACCGCTGGGGTTGGATATGCCATGATTTAATCTCCTAAAATTTAACGAACCCGCTTCTCTGCGTATGCTGCCATGATTTCTTCACTTAAAGCATCGTATCGATTTGGGTCTTGCATTTTCAGCCGAATGAGGTCAGCCCTTCTATAGACTCTTTTGGAACTCTCTCCTGATCCACCTGTGTCAACTGTTACAGCTTTCATGGTCTTAGCCCGTGCCGCATTGTCTGCTTGCCCAGATTCTTTAACCCTAACGCTTCGTAACTGTTTAAAAGTGGATAACAATTCATTAGCCGAATCATAATCAAACTCACCATCAGCTTTTGCGTAGAGTCCCAAGCGAATAGGTGATGATTTCACCCAATTTTGGAACTCGGAATCATTGACTACATTTGCGTAATCAGGGTGATCCTGCACTAACTTCTGTTGAATCTGCATCCTTTTGAACTCTTGACTCGCTTGGCGAGCCGCTAAGACATCTGGATGTTTATCAATCGTGTTCTGAACTGCTTTTTGAGGATTCTCAAAAAAGTCAACTTCTGGTTCAATCTCTACTTGCTGTTGCCTAGAATTGAGGTTTTGCTTGAGTAACTCATCTGCTAATCTACGGACTTCACCGACCTCTTGGGCCTGTTTACCAATGAGCTTTTCAGCCTCTTGGTGCATCCGCACTACCTCTTCTAAACTTTTTTCCCTGTATTTTTCAGGGAGTTCAGCCTTGGATTCTTCTACTTCGAGTTCGCCTAGCGGCTCATTTTCATCATCAATCAGCATACTTGTTTTCCTGCCTAAATGGTTCTAGGATAATTAACTCGGCTTTCGCTTATGAGTTAGCTTTGCGTTCAGCTTTTAGTCTATCTAAATGGCTTTTCTCGAACTTTCCATGCGCTGATGGAAACGTCCCAGACCACCCTTCTAGACGAAATGCTGGCGCTGATAGAATGCGATGAGTTTCCTCACCACACTCACATACTAGACTTGTTGTCTCATAATCAACAAATCTCTCTGTCTTGTGCCTGTTTATACAGGCGAATTCATACATTCTTCTCATTTAAATCCTCGTATGCACGTTCGCTTGCCCATTTCAGGGTTTGTAGCCAAATTAGGATAGAAATTTCACCTTTGCGAAATTGTAAACTTTTTTCGTCTGCAATTGTTGACACATTATTCATAGATTCAAGCATTTTGTCTACATCTTGCATTAAATCTATCCAGCCTTGACTGGAAAATAAATCAAACCGATCCTCATAATATTTTTGAAGGTCTGGACTCATTTGGCCTCTACGTCTGTAACCTGTGCCTCGGCCTGTTCCTTGATCTTGAGAATCAAAGGCCACACGCCTGACTTGCTTGGCAATTCACCAAGGGTCTGCAAGATAAAGTTAATCTCGTTAACGTCTAACTCTAGCTTCATGCTTGACCCCAAGGCGTACCAGTAGCTTTTACAGGGTTCTTCAGCAACTCAATCTGAGCCGCCAAAGAAGCCTCTGTAGCTTCCTTGCCTACAGATTCCCACACCCAATTAAGGACTGTGGCTTCTGTGAGGG